CCGTTCCAGCGCGTCGAAATCGTCTTGCAGGGTGTCCGGGTTCAGGAATTTCAGATTTTGCCCCGTGCCGAACGCCAGTTCAGCCGAAACCACAATGCACCCCGTCCCGTCGTAGGTATCCGGGTGAATCCGAACGAACAGGTTCCCCAGCTTCATTTTGAAGTAGCCGGGCATTGCAACTTCTTCTTTTTCAAGGCCCTTTGCGGTCCCGAATTCCTGCACCGCAACCGCGCGGGCGGTTTTCAAGGTCAGCTTCACGCCGCCGGGGTATTCCTTTTTCATGGTCATTCCGCCTCCCGCTCGAATCGGATTTTCATTTGTGCGGGGTATAGGTCAACCGTTGGCCGTCGTCTCCCGGTCCACCGCAACCCCCCGGCTTGTCCTACACACTTCCAGCCCGCGGCCCGCAGACTGGCCCCGTTTTCGCTTTCCAGAATGTAAGTCACCAGCCGTTTATATCCCATAGCGCGGGCGGCTCTCCATGCGGCGGCATATAGCATTGAACAGGCATTGCGGGTCCCATCCGTGCATAACCTGTTTACTTCCAGCGTCCACCCGTCGTCCAAATGACGGGCCACAGGTCGCCCCACAATGGCAACTCCCACAATCTTTTCACCATCGGAAAGCCCGATGGAAAACTTGTGGCCCACGGTCGGCCCGTGGTGTCTGTGGTTCTGTTCGACGAACGCGTTTGCCTCTTTTAGCGTGATCGGCACAACTTCCAGCATTAGACCGCCTCCGCCGCCACAGCTTCAAGGCCCAACCACCAGCCCGGACTATTCCGTTTGTCCTCATAGGGGCAAGGGCTTCCGTCGTCACAACTGACTTTCCCGCACCCGGCGCAATAGTTCCGCTGGAATTCTTCGTCCCACGGCCCTTCCAAGATCGGCAAGTCCCGCAAGAACGCGGCCAGCGTCTCCGGGTTTTTGGTGATCGCTTCAAAATTAGTCACCGCGCAAACCTCCTTGTAAATTTCCCGCCGCGGGCTTCCCCCGCCGTTTGAAACTCTCCTGAACCCGCTGTTGCGCAAGAACGGGGCTATATGCCCGCCGTTGGTTGCGGTCCAGCCCTCCGGTTTCCCCGCGCTTCAACTCGCGGTACACCGTCGCCGCTGTCACGCCCAGCCCGTCGGCTATGTCGGCCACGCGGTCCCCGTTCAGGTAGCGGGTCGAAATCTGCTTCCGGTCCTGAAAGGTTATATATCTGTACTGCCGCACCACGTTTCACCCCCGTTTCTCTTGCATTTCACGGCTTTTCGTGATATAAAAAAATAAATGCGATAGAACTTGCACCCGTCGTTCGACGTGGTGTTTGTTCTTTCGCATTTAATATTACAAGGCGCGGAGATCCCGCAGGCGACGAAATTCCCTGGACAAGCGATGAA